CTTCCTATGTCGTCGGGTTTTAGTAGCCACCTTCTTAGGCTGGCTAGAATGCTGTTTGCCGGCTTTTGTGTCGGCCCTCTTCTTACGGGTGGTCGCCGCGTACTCTTTCGCTGAGAGCGATTTAATAGCCTTCTCAGGCAGGTATCGCTCACCTGTAGCCTTCGGGCCTTGCGTCGATGGCTTTCCTGACTTGGTGCGCCACTTCTGTTTGGTCCAGCTCTTCAGGCTCTTCTGAGATTTCTTTAGCGCCATTAGTCTTGAAATCCTTCACCTTTGAAAAAGTGCTTTAGACGATGCTTTACAACAACTAAGACAAGCTTCAAAAAGCTATCCTCTGTGTAAGTCCCTGCGGGACATCTCATTTGATACATCAGTCTTTGTAGCCTCCACCCTTGGCTTTGTATTGCTTAGCCAACATCTGCGCCTTCCTAGCTGACCACTGACCTGCCTTACCGCCCTTACTGCCCGCCTTGATCTGCTCAAAGAGACGCTTCCTCATCGTAGGTTTGGTGTAGTTGCCCGCCGCGTTTACTTTTGACTTGGGCTTCGCCTTTTTCATTTCTCGCTCATTGGCTGAGTGGTCATGTAGCGCAGGACTATGATTCCAGATGCGATACCACAACCGATGGTCATTTGAACTACTGGGTTAGCTGGAATGAAATGCACAAAACCCTGCATAACGGAGAGACACGCGATAGCAATACCAAATTGCACTGTGCGCGATCTGAGAGCTTGTCTTGCCTTATCCATTACTTTCTCCTTGATTTGGCGCCAGAGCATTTCCAGCGCTTCCTAGATAGGTTGTTGGGGGTGTTCGGATCATTCTGTTTCGCCTTGGGTAGACGCTTCTTGATGCCCAATGAGCGAGCGCAATAGCTATCTCCCTTGGATGTTCCGGCCCGAACACGAGGTCCGCCATCTTTAGCCTTGCCAGCCTGCCCATAGGAGACCTTTTTGCCCGAAGCAGTCACCTTTACCTTTGCTTTGCCTTTACGTGGAGTAGCCATAAATTAAACCTTTACACGATTTTTTGAGTGTCGTCACGCAAAATGCAGTGATAACGGTGTACTACTTGCTCTGTACAGATAAGGTTTCCGTAGAAGGGAGTGCATTTTTCCTGCACAAGTTCCAAGACTTCCCAATCCAAGCAGTCGCCTTTCTCTTCTGGTGTGACGCACCCAGCCAAAATCGCAAAAAATACCCATGTGATTTTTGCGGTAGGTACTCTCACAAGGACCGCCCCCCCTTTCTGGGATGGGTGGGGGGTACCCCTAAAACGCAAAATGTCGTTCTACACATCCAATAGCCCTCCATGGTACCGGTGTCGCGACGCCGGCCCAGCCAGACGTCATATCCCCCCCCCTAACGGCCTCGACGGGATCCTTTTTGACCGCCTGTCGCGGCATCGATGGGGCGGAACCTAGTCAAGGTTCAGTCCTCATCCTGTAAGCCGTTGTTTTCGCAGGAGAAATCAACAAAGACCAAGTTGTCATTTGGCCCTTTTTCCAGCGGCTCGTCCTCGTCAAGGTCTAAATCCGCCAAAAAGCCCGACTCGTAGGTCGTGATTTCCTTCTGTTCAGGGGCCAGCCAGCCCTCAGCCTTGAACAGTTGCTCGATGGCCCTCAGTTTGTCAGCGTCACGCTTTGCCTCTTCTCCCAGCTCCTCGAGACGGGAGATCCAATTTCGACGTCTCTGCTCACTATCCTCAGTCATTTCGGCCCTTTTCCTGTCTATTGCTCGTTTCACGTTAGGTTTAGCTAGGTTCTCTGTTGCCTGAACTCTGAGGCATCCTTCGCTTCTCTGAGAGTACCCAGCACGTCGGCAGGCTTCCGTTCCATTACCTGTTGCCAAGTACTCCTCAACGAATCGCTCCTGTCTTGCTGTTAGCGGTCTGTCTCTGTCTGTACTCATCACTATGATCCTTTCCCTGTTCCCCTATAGGAGAGACCGGCATTGGGGTGGTTGGTTTTTTATCCCGCGCCAATAAATTTTTGGGCCAGTGTCAGCCCTGCCGCGAACAGTATCCAAGCCGCCCGTTCCATCATTGCGCCCTTGCTGTTGGAGTCTGCGACCTTGAGTTGAAGCTCCCGCTGGTCGAACTCGAGCTGGTCGAGTCTCAGCTCGTGACGTTTCAGCCTCGCATCGACGCCCTGCATCCGTTCATCTATGCGGCTCGCTTGGTTTGTTAAGGCCTGAACATCAGCAGATAGCCGGTCCAATTTGCGGTCAATACTCGCCAGAGTCTGCTGTAAATCCATTGTCTCCATACCATCTGAGCCTAAGTGCTTGTCGTTATTAGATTTTACTGGTACGTGGAAACTTTTTCACCATCAAATGAAAAAAACTTATTGACGCTCAAATTTACCTGTGTTTTTATAATTACCAAGCCGGTCAGTGACCGGATAATAACGTCCTGAGGAGGGCACCAATATGAGCACCAAAGTTTACGAAGACATCACCAACCGAATCCTCGAGCAGATGGAGACCCACGGCACCAACTGGGTCATGCCATTCGAGGGTGACAGCAGACCATCGGCAGGCATCCCCTGTAACGGTCTCACCGGCAGACCATACAGCGGCATCAACGTCTTGCTGTTGGGATTCACTGGCGGACACTGGGCGACCTACAAAGCATGGCAGGGTGCCGGCTATCAAGTCGCCAAGGGTGAGAAGGGCACCGGCATCATCTTCTTTAAGCAGTACCAGAAGGAAGTCGATGGCGAGAAGAAAACCTTTCCAGTGGTGCGGTCGTTCACGGTCTTTTCATCTGCCCAGCTTGACCAGTCGGTGAAGGAGTTCACGCCACCACCAGTGCGCGAGTACAGCGACGAGACCGAAATGGTCGCAGAGTGCGACGAGTGGGTGTCCATGCTGGACGCTGAGATCAATCACACCGGCAAGGGCCGCGCCTGCTTTATCCCCTCGATGGATATCATCGAGATGCCCAACCGCGAACTGTTCAGCGCGACTGACACCAGCACTGCCACAGAGTGCTACTACTCGACGCTGTTTCACGAACTAACCCATTGGACCGGTCACAAGTCACGACTTGACCGTCTGCGTACCTGCCGGTTCGGTGACAAAGACTACGCATTCGAGGAGCTAGTCGCTGAGCTTGGTGCGGCATTCCTATGCGCCTCGATGGGTGTATCTATCGAGCCACGGCCAGACCATGCCAAGTACCTCAATTCATGGATGCGCGGCCTCAAAGAAGATCCCAAGGTCATCAGCACCGCCGCACGTCTCGCACAGAAGGCCGTCGATTACATGCACGGCCTAGTCGAGGCAGAGACCACCGCAACGCAGGAGGCGGCGTGAGCCGCCCTCAACAGGAGGATATCCACATGAAACTTTCCAAGCGCGTTTTAGCAATCGTCGAGGAGCGACAGCATGCCGCAGAGTGGTGCGCCAAGATTGCCGCCCGAATCGATGACAAAGACCCGTCATTGCCCGATCACTTTACCCGTGAATATCAGACATCGGAGTACTACGCGGGCCTTAGGGACGGTCACCAGTCAGCCGTCGAATGCCTGCTGATGGCTCACAAAGCATACAACGGGTTCCGCTTCAGGGTGTGCAGTGATCACGGCGCAGAGTGGTACGAGTACGACCTGTCGAGGGCCAAGTAAACCCGCACTGATGAGCCTAGCTGGACACTAGGCGAAACACCCCACGGGGTGTCTGCGGAATCCACCGCTCAACTAGACCTAAGGAGGTCGCCATGTACTACATCAATCAAGAGGATCAATTCGGTATCGCTATGAAGGTCAAGACCTTTTCCCAGTTCTGCCGACTCCGCAAGCCAGCAGAGGGATCTCGATGGGGCGTTCGCAAGCGAGCCAAGATTGAGAACTTCGACGCCATCGACGAGTACGTCGTCAAGGGCGGCAAGCTGGTCAAGACCGGTCAGTCTCACTTAGTGATGACTAGCGACTGGTAAGACCCCGTCTGATGATGGCTCGCTGGATACGAGCCGAAACGCCCTGCGGGGCGTCACGGGAATCCACCCGACACGACCTAAGGAGGTCACCATGCAACGCAACGCACAAGCCGCCTACACGGTACTCAAGGATGCAGGTCTTCACCTAATGAAAGACAACTGGACCGATGGCGCCCACTTCGAGATCAGTCTCGAGAACACAAAGCACCTCGACCGATGGATCGCCAGCGAGGGAAAGCTCCCCGTTTACTGGGCTGACTTTTACGGCGAGATCTTCGACATGGACGGCTCGCAAGCCCTGAACGATTTACTCGAAAAGCACGGCCTGTACTTCGAGTGGGTCAACGCTGGCGTCATCGCTGTCTACAGCGTCTACGACCAATAGGAGGGTGACCATGAACGAACGAATAGCAGACCTGTACGAGGAACTGATGGATGCCCACTCCCTATGGACTGCGGCATTCGATGTCGAGGCTGACTACTGGCGTCGAGGCGAGGAGCCACCAGAGAGTGCCATGCAAGACCAAAAGACGGCAGACCGTCGAGCGCGTGAAGCAGTCGCAGAACTGCTCGAGCTTGGCATCGATGTGGAGGCGGCAGTACTACGTCGCCTCGATGCTCAGTATGGGGAGGACGCCGCATGAACAGACGAGACGAGCAACAAGTCATCTGCATGATCGGTATCAGTTTCATTCTAATCATGGCGCTGTACGCGCCCCTGTACTGAGGAGTACTAGCAATGCCAAAACATACATGGAAACCCTGCACCGATCCGATGGCTACCAACATGACCCACAAGGTCGGTGTCGTGTACCCATCCTATGACGAACTGGTTCGACTGTTCGGGCCACCCACCAGCAACGGTGATCCCTTCAAGACCGACGCGATGTGGGACGTCGAGTTCAGCGACGGGACGGTCGCCACGATATACAACTGGAAGAACGGCCCCGCGTTTGGCGGTCCCCCAGTCGAGCAGATCTTGATGTGGAACGTGGGGGGGCACGGACCCAAAGCGCTGGCGCGAGTCAGATCCGCTGTCAAGTCGATCATTTACTGAGGCCTCAGCCAGTCGGCCATCTGCGGGTGGCCTTCTGAGTGGGACTTCCACTGACACGAGCCAAAGGAGGCTTACATGCAAAACAGAGTAGTGAAGTTAACGGGGTTCAAAAAGCAACCCATCGGTGACCGCATCTGCCGGTCGGTTTATCAGAACGACAGGGACTGGGCTGAGGTGCAGGCAATGGCATTTCAGCGAGGCATCCTCGATCCAGACAACTGCTGGTTCGGTGACATCGCCAAGTTCAATGAGCAGGGTTCTGGGTTTGCCGGAACAGTCTCTGAGTTCCTATCCATCCTGCAACGCAAGCAACGAGGAGGTCGGTCATGATTTCAACGAGAGAGCGCAAGCTTTTAACGCCAGTTCAAGTTGGGCTGGCAACCAGCAACACAAAGAACGAGCTGTTAGCTGATCACAAACGCCTCGAGGCTACCCTTCAGTGGAAAGAACAAGAACTAAAGGAGCTTCAAGATCTGGTGCATGCCAAACAGCGTGAGATCTGGAGGGTTCGAGACTCAATCAGTGATTATCGAGTGGCAATGAAACACAGTCATCAGTTGACCCGCGAGAAGGAGCAGAGAGCGGCCTACTCAAAGGTCAGACGTCTAGCGGCTAAGTACGGTCTCACTATCCACAACGAAGGGTATCAAGGGCAGTTCGAGTACCGCTTCGATGCGTGGTGTGAGCGCCCTGAGTGGATCTCAACAGAGGACGACATCTACTACCAGAACGAGGGCTGTTTCGATGGCTGGGACGAGGTGCTAACCAAGGTGCAGTTCTATGCCGACTATGCAGACCAGCATGGTATTTCCATTAACAAGTAACAGGCACTGGGGTGGTGGATTTCTTTTCCCCGCCCCGATTTTTTTTACTGGAGATTTTTTTATGAGATCAATCAAAACATGGACCGTTAGACCGCTATGCCACGACCCTGTTACGGGTGACTCCTACAAGCTTTGGGAGATCGAGGAAAGCGAGACCGTGCTTCAGGACTACCGCAACCAAGGGTGGGATCTGGAGTGGACGTCACCGGAGGTGGCAAATCATCAGGCCTACAACGTCCTGCACCTGAGTAGGAACTTTTACGGCATCACGGAGGTGGAGTCATGAGAACCCTGAAAAAGCGTAGCGTTGAGGGGCTGGGCGAAGCTTTCAGACAAACCGGTGAAGCGCTACTTTGCCTCGATAATATCGACGAAGACTGCGAAGGATTCGATGAGTTCGACAAAGCTTACCTAGCGCTAGAGAAGGTTAGGTTTCACCTGTACCACACGATTTATGTCGCGCAAATACAGCAGGAGGTGGAGTCCTGATGGAGGCAGTCTACCGCTACACCATAACCGACAGGGCTACGGCCCTGTTACTTGGCGGCTATCGTGAAGACGAGGTCGTCTCAAATCTCATGGTCGAGTTCACCCTCGACGAGTTTCAAATCGAGGACTTGCCCAAGCTGGTCAGGTTCATCAACACCAAGAGGAAAAAAGCTGATGCACTACGAACTGCCTAGTCACATACTGGAGACAATCATCTCACCCACCGGAAGCTACAAAGCGGTGACTGCTCACCACCAAAAAGCAATGGCGGTTGAGATATTGAAGCGGCGCAAGATCATGGCCGAACTGGAACGCAAACTGGGGGAGCTGGTCATCGATAAGGCCGACCTGATTGCACTGAAAAGCTTGCTCGCAAAGGAGTTAACCCAATGAGTACTTTTGAAATCGGAGAGAAGGTGGACGTTAAGGTTCTGGATGGAGAGAAGCACTTCATCAAGAACCCTCGTCACCCACGACTGGTCAGCATCGAAAAGATCATGAACCAGTCAGGTCTGGGTCCGCACGACTGGATCTATTACGTGGAGGAAATCGAGGGAGAGAAGGACCGCTGGTTCGAGGTCATCGAGGTCAACATTCCGGTCATCGAGGACACCTTCAAGGATGAGAACGAGGAGCAGATCCTGCTTGGAATCTGCGAGGACGCCTTCCCAGAGACGCCCCTGTCTACCAGTGGTTACTTCGCGGAGGAGGCGTACATCGCTGGGGCTATGTTCCGCAACTCAGAGTACACCGTCAGATTGCATCGAGAGTGCGGCTTCAAAGGCCAGAGCTACGGTGATTATCTGCGCTACACATGGGAGCTTCAGTAATGGTTACTGCGTTAATTGAAATGGAACTGAGCGAGCTGGACGTCATCAACCCTGTTGTTCATCGATGGACTGAGACCGTAGAATCTGAGGGCCGCGTCGAGCAGGTGCGATTCTTTGAGGTTGAGTGGGATCGCATCGAGTGGAACGGTCATATTGTGGAGCTGGACACCGACGGTGAGAGAGACCTCGAGGACTACCTGTCGGAGCAGTACCCATGATCTTTGAGCTTGCGACAAACAACAGCGACGATGCCAAGATAGCAGTCGAAGCGGCAAGGCAAATGGCTGAGCGATTCAGGGAGCCGGTGGCAATCCTGTTTGACTACTCGACCGTGCTACTGCGCCTCAACGATCAACCGGTAATTGAGATCGTGTACCCTGAATGGTGGACTGGAGACAGGTATGGATAACAACGAATCATTGCGGAAGGTTATGCATGAGCGTCAGTTATCAGGCAAGCAGGTAGCAGATCTGCTGGGCATGACGGTGGAGGGCGTCTACAACTGGACCCGAACACCGGAGACCCGTGGCTACAGGCGCATGCCTGACACCGCCTACAAACTGCTGGCGCTCCAGCTAAAACTAGAAGACACCCCGCAGTAGCGGGGTTTTTTATACCCTGATGAACCTGTCCACGCTGTAGTGGAGTAGCACCTCGATGTCCTGAGGATCACCCCTATCTCTGCGCCCACCGATTGCCGTGTAGTCTGGCGTGTCAGCGAGGTTGATGTAGCCGACGGTGTCAGTCCATGCCACAAACAGAAACGACGGGATGCCAGACACACTGGACAGCATCCTGATCCGTGCAATTTTGTCAGCACTGATCATATAGGTGTTGAAGGTGGTGCTGGCGTAGTTACGCACCTTGATCTCAACCATGCCCACAACGTAGCCATCACGCTCAAAGAACCAGTCGAGACCATACAAGCGCTTGGCCTTGATTGCCTTAGCGTTGTAACGCTCAGCCAGCAGAGTGGCTATCTCTTCCTCGTTGGCTCTGTCTTGAGCCGTCTCATAGATAGGTCTAGCCATTGCGTTTTTTCCAGATCCGCCGTGTCCAGTAGGTCACGATCTCGTTGAAGTGAGGTACAGGCTCAACCGCTGGCAGGCTATCAAGAAATTTCTTGATGGACTCCACATCCTGCTGGGCGTAGTGGTGAGGTAGCTCGAGGTAGAGTGACCGGAACATCAGGTCGTGGAACTGTGGGTCGATGTTCTGATGGACGTAAGCCTCGACCGCTGGGTAGTCGAGTCTCTCTGCCGCGAGCTTGAGGTGCGCCCTAAACTCTGGAATCCGCAAGAAGCTTTTCCCTGACGATCATGATCCCTTCTTCCAGACCTACCGTGCAGGTGTAGTCATGGTTCTCTGGGTAATCTCCCACTACGTGCAAGGGGAAGACCATGCGTATGGGACGGCGATCAAATCGGTAGATAAGGAGGGGGATATATTTTTCTCCCGCCGCTTTTAAAATTTGCTCCCACCACCACTGTTGGTGGATGTCCCCCTTGGCGTAGCGCTTGCACTCGATCAGGAACGGTCCCAGCTTGAGGTCACCCTCATCCGCCACCTGATACTGCGTCAGGTTTCGACGCAGTCCTTGAGTTGCTTCATCCCCCAGCCAATCGCGAAACACGTTGACCACTTCGCGCTCGAACTGAGCGCCCTTTGTTCTTGAATTAACCATTGGATATCTCTTGCATTAACCAACCCAGATACACCTGCGCTTTCGCGAGGTCTTCCTTGGGGTTGTCTTTGTCGGCGTAGCGCCATGAGTACTTGATGATGTTGCCCTTCAGGTAGCCCTGAAACGCTTCGGGAGACATGCTCGCTTTGATGGCATCGATGCACTCGAGGTCAGGGAACTTGTCGTTCTGACTAGAGTAGTGCTTCGGCCTCGAGACTCGGTCCCAGTCTTCCGGTGTCGCATCGTTTAACGATAAGTGATGATGTTTGCTCATGGAGAAACTCCTCTGTTCCGTAGCGCTCAATAAACTGAGCTTTGTAGGGATGGCGGGACACGTATCGATCATTCGAGTGGCCCAGCCGGTGATGTGCAGGACACAAGGGGATAGTCTCGAGGTGACCGCCTACCTTTGTCTTGCCGTGTATGTGGTGAACTTCGGCAGGGGATTTGACGCCCATGTACAGCCGGCAAACTATGCAACCCAACTGAACGATGGCGTCCATCCATTCATGCTCTTCTTTGGTAGCCCAGTGAGACTTCATCCCATCAATGTCCTCATCTCTGCCCGTGTGGTAGCCATCTCTGTCTGCCACGTTTTGAATGCCACCTCTGCCGCCAGTGCGTTCTGCTTAGCCGCCGCGAGAGCGCCTTTGGCAGTGCCTCTAGCAACACGCGCATCAAACATTTCCTGCTGGTCATCTGCCCACTTGGTCTGGGCCGCAACAGTCTTGTGTCCGTGCTGGTTCTCAGCGATGAACATCAACTTCGCGGCTGTCCGTTTCTCTGTGGCTTCAGCCGTAGCTAGATTTACCTCCGCTGTCTGTACTTCAGCACCAGCTTCGCGAATGTCCCTAGCAAAGCGCTCGTTATCCATTGGTCTTCTCCTTCGAATAGTTGATGTAATACTTGGCTGTTTGACTCCGGCGCTCTTGGTACTGCAAGCAACGTGGATCAAACTGAAACCCGACCCGACCCTCATAACCCCCGTTCCGGTTCTTCAGGATCTCGAGGTACACGTCCCACTGCTTCACAAACTTCTCGTCAGGTTCCTCGTTGAGGATCGCCGCCTGCTCGAGGTGGTCTGCCTTCCGTTTGTTTTTCCACAACGACATGAAGCCGTCGGCAAGGTCCGTAACAGAGCCGGAACCCTTGACGTCGAACTTGTTGGGGGCGGTGTTCTCGTCGTCACCCTTTCGAGAGTGAGTGACCAGAAAAATTGTGGATGCGGTGGTCTGCTTAAAGTGAACGAGTGTCTCGACAAACTTCTGCTGGGCTGAGTAGTCCTGCTGATCAACCATGTTGGTCAGTGAGTCCACAACAAATACGTTGATGCCGTAGCGGGCGTAGGCGTACTCAAAGCAAGCCAACAGCTTTTTGGCGCTGGGTGTAATCCTGTCTTCGTACAGCCAGAGGTTGCCCTCGAGCCAGCCCAGTAGCTTGTCGCGGTATGCCTCCGGCGGATGCTCTGACCCGCCGGCCTGACGTAGCATCCTGTGCAGTAATCTTTCGGGCGTCATCTCCGGCGAACAGATCAGAACCTTGTTACCCTGCTCGATGGCGTTCAAGCAAAGCTGGCCCAACCACATTGACTTGCCGTGTCCGTTAATGCCGGTAAGTCCCCATAGTTCCGATGGCCGGAACCTGATGTCCTCCTCATCCAGCTTTTCCCAGCCGGAACGAAAGCCCATCGTGTCGGAGTTGGAGTTCTCGAAGATGGCATCAACTCGCTCCTTGAATTCCATAACAGAATGCAGGGTGTCTGGGTCTTGCCATCGGGCGTCTTCATACGCCGCCTCGAGGACAGTTCTGGCGCCGTCATAACCCTGCTTTTGCAGTAGCTCGTTGATGTCTTTGGTGGGCAGAGTGATGCGGTAGCACCGGTCACCGAATCGCTTCTTAATTTCCTCAGCCGCAAGCTCACCCTCTTCATCCATGTCAGTGGCGATGATGATCTCTTCGAACCGCTTGAGGTTCTCGAACTCCTGCTCGATCCAGTTGAGTTGCTTGCGTCCCTTGCCACCACCGAAGGGAACCGACAGAGCAGGGAAGCCAAGCTCGCTCGCCGCTATCTGGTCCCACTCACCCTCAACAATCCAAAGCTTGCGACTGTCCTTGGGCATGGTGTGCCACCCGTACAGGATCGGGCGGGTATCTTTCTGTGGCATGGGATGCCCGTCGTAATTGATGGGCTTGTTCTTGATGAACACGAGCTTGCCGTCGGGATCGAAGTACTGAAACACCACATCCAGACCACCCCGTGACTGCGTCTCATAAATCTTGTGCCGGAAGTACACCTCCCCCACATCCCTGAACCCACGACTCTCCATGTACTCATGTATGTAAGCGTTGTTGCTCTGTGGTGGTGGGGTGGGGAGGATGTATTTCTTTTTTGCCGCCGGAGAAATTTTTGGCTTGGCCGCAAACTCCCTGATGCTGTATCGCTTTGCCCCCCAGTCCATTGCCTCAGTCAGAGACACGTTCCTGCTTTGTTGGATGAGGTCCAGCATGTCGCCAGAGTCACCCGTGGCAAAGTCGATCCACTTGCCACACTTATCACCATGTAAATAAACGGAAAGACTGCGTCCCCTGTCGCCGTCAACACTTCCTACCTTGTAACAACCTGACTCAACGACCCCGTCAGGAAAAATCTCTAGACATATTTGATGTGCATGTCTCCCTAGTTCTTGCGACAAAGCGCGTATATCCATTACTTAACCTCAGCTAGTAGATCGTCGTTTCGACTTATGTTCTTGAAGCGATCCAGAGAGTCCCAGTCAGGACTCCCTATCCGTTGCCATCCCCGTGAGATAGAGAAGGGGATGAGTTCCCTCAGGTCATAGCCATGCTTAGCCATTTCCTTGAAGTCGTGTGTTTGGCGAGTGACGGTGTTCTTAGACGGCTTGCGACTGCCAGCCTTGTGATCCCACCACAACTGCCATGCCTGTTTAGGAATACCTTCAGGACATGAGTTGAGGAGGTCTTCTTTCCAATGGTTATTCTTATTAGATGTTTCTTCTTTCTCTATAGTTATTCTTTGCTCTTGATTTTCCACATGTGGAATATCCACTTGTCGATTTTCGACATCTGCTTTTTTGCAAACTGGCAACTGTTTTTCGTCGTACACTTCCCAGTCAAAGACAGTTTTGCCCTCTTCAACGTATCGGACCCGACGGATATACCCGCTCTGCTCTAAACAGTCGGCAATGTTTCGGATGCGAGCTGGAGTACAGGAAAAGTGCTTCGACAGTTGAGACTGAGTGACCCGCCAGTTGTCTATATGAGAGAGCAGATAGCAGAGTAGGCCGATAGCCTCTGGCGTTAGGTCTCGGTCACGGAGGAGATTGTTGGGCAGTTTTGTATAGTGACGACAGGTCTGTGACGCAGGCTTAAAGATCATACTAGTCCATGTATTAAGCAGATGAGAATTTACACCCAAGGACGAAAATTGAAAGCTACATTTAAGGCGTTGTCAACCTATGGACAAAATATCTTTAGTCGGTTAAAAAGATCCTCTATCACACGGATTAGTATTTATGGCTTGGGACAAAGAAACCCGCGCCGATTTCCTCAATAAAGAGTTTGATAAAAAGGGAATCGCTAGATGGGGCAGAGCGTCATATATAAAAAACAGAATCAAATGCTCTAATGCAAGTGCCGCCGCTTGGCTGGAGGGGTCACTGCCAAAGAATTTAGATATGGCTATAAAATTCTGCGATATCTTCGATATAGACTTATATCAGTGGGTAAACGGAGAAAGCCGTGGGCTAAACATAACGGAAAAACAGCTCACAACTTTATTGGTTAGATGTAAAAATTTTGAAGACGAATACGGAATTGATTTGTCAGCAGAGCAACTTTCAGTATTGGTTTTAATTGGTTTCGAGGATGATAAAAACATGGAAGCTTTCATGAAAAATCTCCGAAGATTCTTTAAGGGAAGCGCAAATGAGAAAACACCGACTGAGTAACGCCGAGTTTATCGCCGTGCTTAGAGCCGCACTCTACAAAAAAGTGAAAACTGATGGCGATTGCGAGCCGACCGATGAAGAATTTGCGAAAACTCTAGAAGTATTAGCGTCTAAAAACAAATCTGAGTGTTGAAATTATCATTTAGCTGATGTAATTTTAGTGTAATTACAGGGATGAATTACACGGAAGATACACATGGATCAGCTCACCAAAGAGTCTATCTGGACTCGGCTTTCTGCAATAGATATTTCCGATCAGCTCACGGAAAAAGAAGTTCTAGAAGACGGAACGTCTCTAAGCATCTTGCCGTGGATGAACGCTCACGCTCTCATGATGGAATCATTTCCTGAATACACTTGGGAGTTCACCGAAGATCCTGAGGGCAGGGAAGTACACTACTTCAACGACGGCACGGCTGAAGTTAGATGCCGCATGACCATCGGGCCTCATACGCAAATTACCTCTCTCTTTGTTAGAGATTTCTCCGGCCCCATCCGCAACCCAAACAGTGGACAGATCAACACTACAAAGCAACGCTGTCGTGTAAAGGCGATGGCTGAGTTTGGTCTGGGCCATCAGCTCTGGATTAAGTCGAAAGCCCAAGAGGAGGTTGCCGCTGAAGCAGTTCAGGAAGAGCTACTTCCTGACGAGCAGATTGTTGTGGAGGAAGCAACACGAGATCGGGTAGAGCGGCTATGGCGTGAAGATACGTGGGAAAAGATACAGCAGTCCCGCAACAAGAGCGCCGCTCAAAAAATCTTTGACCGCTTCAATCGCAAGCTAACCCAGTTGGGTCTGGAGGATTACAACCAGAACCGATGGGCTGAGATCTGCGATAAGAAAGGGTGGAAGGTATGACGTTCCTCGAAATGCATCCTCAGGGATCTGAGGGGTGGCTCAAAGCACGGGCAGGAAAAATCAAAGCTAGTGTGTGCGCCGCATACGAAGGCATCCACCCCTACATGAGTGTTCAGGATCTTGTTCGCCAAGAGGTGAGAGCGATTCTAGGTGCCGAGTCTGAGTTTCAAACCAATGCCGCCGTTGAGCATGGCTCGATGATGGAAGAGTACGCCCGCGTCAAGCTGGAAGAGATCAAGCGCTATCGCGTCGAAGAAACTGGCATGGTGACCCATCAAGAGCATACGTTCCTAGCCGCGTCACCCGACGGGCTTGTGGGCATCGAGGGTGGTTGTGAGTTCAAGTGTCCCTATCCTAAGTGGACCAAGGCGCCTTACTCAGTCTTTGATGAAAAGCGAATCATGTACTTGTGGCAGTGCTACATGGTCATGGAGGTCTGCGATCTCGATTGGTGCGACTTCATGTGCTATCTCGCAAAAGATCCTCAGGCCGAAGGTCAGTGGCATATCGACAGAGTACAGCGCAACTGGGACTGGCTTGATGAGGAGCTAGACGGTCGCCTACTGCCAGAGCCAAGCAAGGGTAAGGTCACTCGACTGGATCTTTACAAGGCTTGGTACGACTTCATCCAAGAAGAGGCCGCAGATCCAGTGCGGGCGCAAAAGCATCTTGATCCTCTCGTGCCTGACTACGAGGAGATCGAAGACGCTCAGCTCACAGAGCTGGCGGATGTACAGGGAAAGATCAATGGGATCG